AGCGAGCTGACAGCACTTCAGGGAAAGCTTAGTAGCTTATTCTGATGTGGTTGTTAGCTAAGTTATGCATTAGTGTGCTTAATCGGCACAGTGTACCAACTGTGAGGCTGGCTGTTGTCTTGCTAATGCACTTAGCAGCTGAGGCTGTAGCTGTGTAATTGGTGTACAAGGTAAGAATATCAGCATATGCGCACTGTAATATAGAGGGCTGGATGAATGATTCCATCAGACCCAAGGTCGATATATTAGTGCTGGCAAGTAGCTGGATAATGTGTTCATTACCTTGTAGGATTAGGTTGCGCCATCGATCAATGGCTTGGAACTGACTTTGAGGTATATCCTTTGTGGTTGTCAATACCATTATGAATGCCTCGGCTGCAGTTAGTCCTAAAGCTGATCGTAGTATAGGCAACGACTTGGCGGGGCTGCGAACAGTTGCTTGGACATACATACTGTGGGCAGTTGTGCGCGCATGTTTATTGTTGGCAGTTTGCGTACTTTCCGAGGCAGGCCTAGCAAGTATGGTGTCGGCATGTAGCGTCATGGTACTGTCAGGCTCAGGGCAATGCGCGGCATAGGATACTAGTGTAATATGCTCATCAGGTAGCCAGACTGGCGGAGTGGTTCGGTCTACTAGGGTTGTTATAATATTGGAGGCAGACTGGACATGGCCTATAGGCTTCGTCGTCACCACGGCCTGAAGCATTGTGTCCATGCCTGCTGGTTGTGGTGCCTTTACACAATTATCACATGCTGCGTGTTGCATCTGGCACTTACAGTACATATAGTTCCAATACTGCTGTAGCTTCGGGTTGTTCGCGACATTGTTATCGATCCAGTCGCGCACTGTTGCTTTGTATTTGCGCGCAATGCTTCTACGCCACTCGATCATTATGGCGTCAGCATAGTTGTTCAGTAAACTAGCCCTAGTCAAAGATTCAGTATTTATGTTGCCCTGAGGATGTAATGCAAGGGAGAGCTGGCTAATCCAAGCTTTGGTGCAATTACGAGGTGTGTTCTCATTGATGGCATTGGGTGGCATAATAATGTGTGGTAGGGGCGTGTTGTGATTGGGTATCTGCATTACTGTTGGATCATTTCGTAGTGGATTGGTTCCTAGTATAATACACCGTTTCAGTTGCGTGTAACCTGCCCAGACATAACCAATACCTCCTTGTTCGACGGGCAACTCAAGCACTTTACTAGGTATTGTTATAGGCTTAGGATCGCCCTGGAACTCTATGATCTTATGCCACCGATTGCGCTGGTCATGCCACAATATACTATATGCCAATGGGCTCAGTCCTCGGCGCAATAATACGCTGAGGCTGTCACGGACCATGGTTAGGTTGGCAATTCCATCAATGGGTAGTGGACGTTGGATCTCTTTTAGCATAAAGTTGGCTAGTGATCGTCCCAAGTACCCTCGGGCATGCCCAGCACTGTACAGTACTCTAAGGTATTCGCCTCTCATAGGACCGAACATTTGTTTGTTCTTCTGCATCACCAACCCCATATTATTAAGAGTATAGTATAGGAGTGCACAATACAATGGATTAGAAGTGGAGATCCAAACATCATCACCTTGATGTGCATGGTATAGGTTATCAGGGAGAATGCCGAGTTGGTTGACTACATGCTTGTGTGCAACTTTGTAATATGCCAAGTTCAACATGGTGTTAATAAGGTCGGTGCTGCGTGTCCCACTATACATACCTTGAACAACCCTCATGATCTTAGGCTTCGCAGCAGTGTGCGCATGTGGTAGTGTGACAATTTGCCTCTGACTGGAGTATGTTTTGTGCGGCAATACTCGAGGTTGAAATTGGCAATGCATGGCATGTTTACTGGCTGCAATCCACTTATTGGCAGTGATGAAATCATTGCAGGCACCTCTGGTGGTGGCAACATTTGCGATGGTGTCAAATATCATGCTCTGTGCACTAGGTGTATGTTGGACATTGAAATCAGCATAATCTAACATCATACAATGCATACCCGCATCCTTAGTTATAGCGCACCTATTTGCTTCAAGCTTGAGGGCACTCTGCCCATCAACACCCTTTTCAAGGCCAGGACACAAATGTAGTCTTTCCTCGAATCCTTTAGTGGCATATGTGTTATGCATGTAGTGTTTGGGCTCAACGCCATATAACGCCCGACCTTTGCCATTTTCATATTTCTCTGAAGCTGTGGCCATTTCAATAGGGTAGGCACTGTATATATGTCGGGCAAACTTGTCTGGATTTAACTTTTCTGCCCACCCTCTCTTGCCAACTTTGACCTCTTGTGGTTTAGTTGAGCCATCCGGGCAGGGAACATTGATTGTGGCATGTTGATTAGGTGCTGAGCCTGAGGCTAACCAATTATTAGCATTTTTTAGAAAATCAGCATATATCATTTGCGTTGGCTTCTTGGGCATCACTTTTTCCACAATTTCTTGGATTTCATCTTGTAATGCTGCATAAAATGCTGCGTCTTCCGTAAGATATGCAACTTCTTTGTTGCGCCAACATGCAGTATGATTTGCCTGTGCCCAGGTATTCTGTGGATGCTTAAGATGATATGTGTAGGTCGTTCGATTCTTTATCTCAGTTTCATAGTCAGATATGAAGACAGATCGACCATAAGATAGTTCTAGATATGCACAATTTAAGACGACCTGGGGTGCAACATTAAGTCCGTTTCTGCATACCTCATATCGTCGTAACAGTATGCTACATTGTTTTAGCATCTTTTGTTGATGTGGGATAAGACAAGAAAAGATGCCACTAGAAAGGAGATCATCGACATAAGTTTGTGTGTTTGGTGTGCAGTCCATAGCTAGCAACAATACAGTAGTGACAATATTTTGAGGCGTGCCTATGGCGAACGCAGCCAATACTTTGTTGATACGTTTCCATATTTGTGTCTTAGATATGGTAGGAAAGGGAGTGACACCATCAGCAAGCCAAGTTCCAGTGTGCTTATTAGGATCAATATACAATGCAGTCCTTACTATATGTGAAAGTCTTGTGACCATATGACGTTTGTCTGTTTCGGTGCTGGGTGGAAATAGCCTGTCGAGTTGCTTGTAGCCAGCCTTATTGGAACTAGGTATGACCTTAACGCCTGTGTACTTATCTTTAGCTAAGTAGATACACCGAGGAATATTCTTGTAGTTACTATCCAGGTGTGCCCAAGTGCTAGCTGTTATGGCAGCATGTAGAATGTTAGCACGTGCTAGACTGGTTATATGTGTCAATTCTAAAACTGGGATTAGTTGGTGTATG